AACAAAACAATGGCAAACAATGGTATTAACGTAGGTATGACAGTAAAGGACGTAATTAACGCAAGAAACAGCTCCACCAAACTCCAGTCTGCCCCGAAGAAGTTTTCTGTCAAGGCAATGGCAGTCGCTTCTGACGTTGACAAGGAAACAGGCGAGTTCCGTGACGTCGGATATCTTGTCGCTACTGACGGCACAGTTTACGGCACTGTAAGCCCCACAGCTATACAGACAATCCGTGCTTGTGCGGAAGCTGTAGAGGCAAAGGATTTGGAACTTCCGCTTGACTTCTCGGTTGCAATGAAGAAGTCCAATGCAGGACGCGAGTTCATTTGCCTTTCAGTCCTGTAAAGCTTAAAGCAATGGTATAATAGAATTAAGCCCCACATTAACTTGTTGGGGCTTAACTTATACCAATAGAAAGTAGGTGTTAATCTTGACACTCAAACAGCAATATAAAAAGGAATTAAAGAAATTAAAAAATCGAATACAAGATTTGTCAAGTCGTGGTTACATCTATGAATACAAAATAAAAGAACATCAATCAATTAAACCCTCTACAATTAAATACCTAAAATCATTAAAAGGAAAGAAGCTTATAGAGGGAGTTAAATCTCCCAATATTGAGATAACTGTTGTTGAAGTAGGAAAAGGAAACGTTCCGACAAGGCGAGAACAAAGAGAAGCAGGATTATCAATTGAAGATTATGCTTCTATGCTTCAACAGGGTGTAAATCCTTATGAGTTAAGGGATATCACACAAAGTAGAATACAGTATGCTCAAACGGAAGAAACTCTTCCGAGTGCTATAGATTATTTACAGCAAAGAAAAGCTTATAAAGAGATAACCGAAAGTGAAGATTATCAGCGCTTAAAATTATACAAAGACCCCGCGCAATATTTAGCCGAACAGCAGGAAAAGACAGAAGAAAAGCTTGACCTTGAACACGGTGCATACTATGAAGATATTTACACAGGAACAATTTACAATCTTGACGACCCGAGAATTTACAAAAGAGATAGTCACGGTAGATTTCTTTTAGATGAAAATGGTAACAAAATTCTTAAAACAACTCTTGCCTTTAGAACAAAGCAAGTAATGGATAAAAAAGCTTATGAAGAAATAATATGGGAGAATACAATAAACAGATACTATTATTCCGGTTCACCATTATCCCGAAAGTTTCTTGAATGGCTTGAACTCCGTAGGCAGGAATTTGGTACATTCGGTTTAAGAAAAGCTATACTTGAATATGAGTCAAGAAAAGATGTCTATTTAGATTACAAATTCTTTTACAAAGCAACGGACGCAGATTTGCAAGTTGTTCAGGGCGAGATTACTCGAATAGCAATGAAATACGGTGAACAAAAATTAAGCGAAACTGATAGACAAGAATTAATACAATCTATGGACGATTTAGAGTCTTTTGAAAGTTGGGAAGAACCTGACTAATGGGTCGCACAAAGCAAGTGCGTATCTTTTCCGCTGACTTTGAGACAACAGTTTACAAAGGACAAGACCACACGGAAGTATGGGCTTCGGCTTGTGTAGAATTATTCACGGAAGATGTGTCAATTTTCCACAGTATAGGTGAACTATGGGAATATTTTATCTCATTAGATACTAACCTGATAGTGTACTTTCATAATCTGAAATTTGACGGCGGGTTTTGGCTACCTTATTTTCTGAATGATTTAGAATATACACAGGCAATACGGCATAGAAGTGAAGCGGACTTAGATATTGAGTGGTTAAAAGATAAGGATATGCCACATAAATCGTTCAAATATATCATATCCGATATGGGTCAATTTTACACAATTACAGTCAAATACAAATCGCACACCATAGTAATACGAGACAGTTTAAAGTTATTACCATTTAGTGTAAAAAGGATAGGACAATCATTTGGTACAAAACATCAAAAATTAGATATGGAATATAAGGGCTTCCGTTATGCAGGTTGTCCTATAACAGATGAAGAAAAGAAATATATAGCGAATGACGTTTTAGTTGTTAAAGAAGCGCTTGAAATAATGTACAAACAAGGACACAGCAAATTAACTATAGGTTCTTGTTGTTTGGAAGAATTTAAATCCTTTTACAGTTATGATAAAACAATATACTATAACTTATTCCCTGATTTAACAAAGATAGAACTTGACATTGATACCTATGGTGCAAAAAATGCTGACGCATATATCCGCAAATCTTACAAAGGTGGTTGGTGCTATTTTGTACCGAGTAAAATTAAGAAACGTTTATACAATGGAACTACAGCAGATGTTAATAGCTTATACCCCTCTATGATGCACAGCGAAAGTGGAAACTTTTACCCCACAGGATATCCGAATTTTTGGAAAGGTAATTACATTCCTGCTTGTTGTGAACTTGAAACAAAATATTTCTTTGTAAGAGTACGCTGTAGTTTTCACATTAAAGAAAATCATTTACCTTGTATTCAAATTAAGAATAACTATCTCTATCAACCTAACCAATGGCTAACGACAAGCGACATTTATGACAAAAAGACAAAGACATACTATAGCAGATATATAGATGAAAATGATGAAGAACAAGAATCTATTGTAGAATTGACATTAACAAAGACTGACTTTATACTAATTCAGGAACAGTACGATTTGACCAATTTAGAGATATTAGATGGCTGTTATTTTGACGCACAAATTGGCTTATTCGATGACTATATAGACAAATACAAAAAGATAAAAATGGAAAGTACAGGTGCTTTAAGAGAATTAGCAAAATTATTTCTCAACAATCTTTATGGCAAAATGGCGAGTAGCACAAACAGCAGTTGGAAATTTGCCGTACTCAAAGAGGATAAATCTGTCGGTTTTCTTCCTATACAAGAGAACAACAAGAAAGCGGGATATATTGCAATTGGTAGTGCTATTACGTCTTACGCAAGAAACTTTACAATCAGAGCCGCACAACAAAACTATTATGGGAGTGATGAAAAGGGATTTGTATATGCCGATACGGACAGCATACATTGTGACTTACCGCCTGACAAAATAAAGGGTATAAAGATACACGACAAAGATTTCTGTTGTTGGAAATTGGAAGCGCAATGGGATATAGGTTGGTTTACACGTCAAAAGACGTATATTGAACACGTTGTCGCAGAAAACCTAAAGCCTATTGATGAACCCTATTATAATGTAAAGTGTGCAGGTATGCCTGACCGCTGTAAGGATTTATTCATAAAATCTATGACAGGATATCAGATTACCGATAAAGACCGAGAAGAATTGACTGAAGAACAGTTAGAGTTTTTACAGGTCAAAAGGGATTATGAGGACTTTGATATCGGTTTACAGATTTATGGTAAATTGAAACCAAAGAGAATTAGGGGCGGTATAATTCTCGAAGAGGAATATTATACAATGAGGTAAAGAATATGGAAGAAAAACAGACACTCGAAGATATCCGCAACAGTTATGCAAAAAAGGTTGAAGAACTGAAAGCACAGCAAGTTGAAATTAAAATGGAACTTGAACACTGTATCAGAATGAAAGAAGCTTATGACTGTATGATAAAAATGAAGTCGTGTTTTAAAGGTGGTTACATTGACAAAGAAGCGGTGAGCAGAGAGATAGAAACCGTGTACCCTAAAATAGAAAGAACAGGTGATGAAGATGAATTTTAAAGTAGGTGATTTAAATGAAATTTGTTTGTGATAACTGCGGATATTGTTGTGAGAGTGATGTTAATCACCCTGATATTTGGATTGGTACAAAAGAAATAAATAGCGACGGTTTTGAATGGCAACATTGCTGTTACAATTGTGGAAAACAAATTATTGAATTAAGACGTCAGAATGTCAAAACCGAGGAAGCCAAAATGAGTGAAAAAGATGTTACATTTAAAGAACTTTTAGAAATTTTAAATCAAGTAAAATATTATTGTAAAAATAAAGACTCTTGTATCAGCTGTACATTAAGAAGAAAGCAAGTCCTTTTAGGTGAAAGCTTTTGTATGCTAAACGGAATACCGGCGGGGTGGGAAATTGAAGCGAAACAAAATGATGAAAGTGAGGAGACAAAATGAGTGACACAGATTTATTTAAAGCAATCAATGAATATGAACAAAAGAGACGTGAAATTACATACACGGAACTGCTTCAAAGGATAGAGGGTTTAGAGCACACTGTAATGCTTCTTGAAAAGCTTTACAATAATGTGTCAAAACAGCTAGAACTTTTAAAAGGAAAGGACAAGTGGTCAAATGAATAATGGTGAAAACAATGCGATAGTCGTTGAGCGAGAAGTAAATATAATTTTAAGCAAAATAAGAGACACTTGCAAATTACACAATGACTGTAATTATTGCCCCTATTTTATAAAAGACACAGGTTGTTTAGTTTTACTTGTTTTTCACAAGAGTTTGGAACAGTAAACTATAAATGAAAGTCCCCCGCATTTCTGCGAGGGATTTTCTTTTATATCTTTATCATTTGCTACTGTAAAGCGCACACCATTTACGACAAGAAGCACGGCAGTTTTCAGGCTGTGGTTATCCGCGCAATCTCAATACAGTTGACAAATGAAGATACCTTAATAAGATAAAGCTTTTAGAACAGCTTCTTTACAAAGCATATTCTTAAATCTGAAACAACCGTGTTCAAACAGATATCTCATTTGCGCTAAAAACATATCATTTCTTTGTAACATCACATAGTTAATAGCGTGGTCATCTGTTGTTACGCTTATTTTTGTGGGGAATGACATATCAGGTTTATCATCACAATAGACAAAACCATAATCTGCATATTCTTTCAAAGCATAGTTACTATTTGCGTACTTTAATGTACACAGATATCTCGGTTTTCCCACAGGTTTATCAATAAAGCTTAAATTATCATTCAGGTACACATTTTGTGCAGAATATGCAACATAGCTATTACCGCTGAACGCCTGATTAAAACCACTTGTAAGTTGAGCATTTGAAGCGCTTTCATTAAAGGTTTGTTCTAAAACATAACCATATCCTTTAAGAAATTTGGTATCATTTTTTAACCTATTGCTAACGCCTAATTCGACAAAATAAGGGTTAATTATTGTTACTGTATTTGAAAGCATATATACAGGTACATAACGAACTTGTTTTCCCTGACCTCTTGCAATAGATGTATGAATAGATATGAATTTATTTATTTCATCAGGACAATATCTATTTGCTTCTGACTGAAATTCATCAAATAAAATGCAATCCACGTCATTAAATATATGAGAATATTTCTTGACAATATCCGCGCTATTTAATGCAATAGAGTAACCACAGATTTTATCATCTATTTTCAATTGGTAGAACGCACCTTTAGCCAAAGATTTCTCTGTCATAAAGTGGTCACGGAAGAACAGCCTTCGGATATCATCAAAGAATTTTTGTGCTGTACCTTTTAATTCATAATTGTATCTATACAGTAGTGCAAATTTAGAGCCATTGTTTAAGAACCTGTTTGTTACAAGTCTATTGAAATATGTTGTTTTTCCTGCGGTTCTATTTCCTGTACAGATGTATATTTCAGGTGTGTTGCCATTTAAATCTTTCAGACTTAACAGTTTTGTGCCGTCATAATAACTCAAATTCATCACCTACCTTTACTTAATTATAACACTTTTAAGTTAATTTGTCAAGTAAAATTTTGAAATTTTATTGACATTTTTTAATAAATATGATATAATAAAAGGGAGAAAAGAGGTGGTTACAATGGCAGAAATAGTGCAGATTATAACATCGGCTATTGCAACTTTAGGTTTTCCGATTGTAGTAAGCGGTGCACTGTTTTGGTTTATGATTAAGTCAAATGAACAACACAAAGAGGAAATCGACAAACTGTCAAAAGCAGTAAACAATAACACTGTTGTAGTACAGAAATTAATAGATAAGTTAGAACCCTCGGTAAACAAAAGTAATAAGAAAGGGTAAATATGGATATAGATATACGCATACAGCCTTATGGTCAAAGTGCTGACATACAATTTGAGATAACAGGTGACTTTGATTTGAAACCGAACCGTACAGGCTACAATGGCACATATCAAGATTGGTATCACGATATCTATGTTACTATTACGGAAAACGGTTTTGAACCATTAACAGGAAAACAGAAAATGTTTTTTCGCTCAAAATTGAAGCCTGACGGAACAGAAAGTATTGACACTGTATTTGACCTTATTGTTTACCCTTTAAAAAGTGAAACTCAATACCGTGTTGATATTGAAATGCGTTTGACAGACACAAGCGATAATATTAGCACTTTCAAAGCAGGTACAAATTTCAGCACTCAAATTGTAAGAACAAGTGGTGTTATAAAAAACAACAATGAAGAACTTACTATGAGAGAGAAGCAGAAAAATGCTGTTTACCTGTATGACAAACTTGTTAAAACAAATAAGTTTGCACTTGAAGCTTTCTGCTGTTTACTCGGTATGTCAGATTGTGCGGGAAATATTAATCCCACTCAATATATGATTTACAAGCAATTTGAAGTGGGACAAGCAGAGGGAACAGATATTCCGACACCTGCTTATAATGAGTACAATTATTATACTCAAAGTAGTAGTAAAAGTGTAGGTTATTTTGGCAAATTTGAGCGTGAAACTGTTGCGCCTTTTGTGTATAATGATGTTGTTTATGTACCTCAAAATGGTATTGCAAACAACAATGCTACGTTTTATGGTTTACCGCATAGAGATTATGACACAGTTTGGTACAACTATTTTGACCCTTGGTTCTATAATATGCCTGCGGTTCAATTCCCAAAATATGACGTACTTTTCCCACCTTTCATTCCTAATGAAGATTTTAAAAAGAGTATGGCTCTCGGTGTTATACCATTTGACCATTGGGAGACAATAAACTTAATACTTAACGGAGATAGAATTAACTTCTTTAAACAAAATAGTTGGTTGACAATTGAAACTATTACAGAACTTTATAAATATTTATCTACCACAACAACAAGATATTGGGGATTGAACGCACAACATCAACAAGAGTTTCAGCAATTTTGGTCAAAATATGACACTCTTGCAAAGTTTGCTAAATGTCGAAACCGTGCTATCAAAGATATTGCAGAATTTATGTGCTATTGTTTCATAGACGGAAGTGCGCAAGGTGTATTTGGTACAACTACTTCATTTTATGACCCCGAACAGCACACTGTTGCTCCCCTATACACTATAGAATGTGTACAAAAGAAAGCAGAATATTGGTACAAGTTTTTCAACAAACGCAAAATGCCCTTGTGGGAATATTTAAGATATACAATATAATGAAAGGTGGTGAAACAAATGGCTGTACTTTCAAGAGAAGATTTTTTCAGTATGATTAAGTCAAAAGTCGGTGAAGATACTTCCGATGAAGCACTGAAATTCATTGAAGATATAACTGATACCTACAATGACTTATCAAATAGCTCGAAGAATGACGGAGAGGATTGGAAAACAATGTACGAAGAAAATGATAAACAATGGCGTGAGCGCTATAAAGAACGTTTCTTCGGCGAGACTTCCGAAACAGACCCTATTATCGAGCCAAAGACCGAAACCAAAGACCCGGAAATTGAAAAGGCAGAAACAATAAAAGTAGATGACCTTTTCTCGACAAACGACAAGGAGTGATTTAAATGCCTGTAAGACCTGAAATTAAGGTACTGACAAACAGCTCGGTAGATGTACTTAACGCTATCAGAAATAGTGCAAGCGTTGACTACCGCAATTACGTTCCTATTGCTACACCTAATGCAGAAAGCATTAAGGCAATAGGTGCAATCATTATGGATTATCCTAACTTACAGAATGAGTTCGTTTCGGCACTCATTAACCGTATCGGCAGGGTAATCATAACAAGCAAGATGTACAGCAATCCGTGGGCGCGTTTCAAAAGAGGATTTCTCGAATTTGGCGAAACTGTTGAAGAAATTTTCGTCGAACTTGCAAGACCTTTTCAGTATGACCCTGCTGTCGCGGAGAGTACAATCTTTAAGCGCGAGAAGCCTGACTATCGTTCCGCTTTTCACGTTATGAACTATCAGAAGTATTACAAGGTTACAATTCAGCAGGAACAGCTTCGTGAAGCTTTCCTCTCTTGGAGCGGTGTAAATGACCTGATTTCAAGAACAATTGAAAGCCTTTATACTTCCGCAAACTATGACGAGTTCCTGACGATGAAGTATCTGCTTGCTACACATATTCTGAATGGACATCTTTATCCCGTAGCTATTCCCGCAGTTACTGCCGCAAATATGAAGTCTATCGCTTCTACAATTAAGTCGGTTTCAAATCAGCTTGAATTTATGAACACAGACTACAATATTGCAAAGGTTCATCAGCACACAGAAAAGCGTAATCAGTATCTTATTGTGAACGCTTCTTTTGACGCTGTTATGGACGTTGAAGTCCTTGCAAGTGCGTTCAATATGAACAAGGCTGAGTTCCTCGGCAACCGCGTACTGATTGACGGCTTCGACAAGCTTGATATGGAGAGACTTTCCGTTCTCTTTGCAGATGACCCAAACTTCGTACAGTTTACATCGGCACAGCTTGAAACTCTTGCGGGCGTTCCTGCGATACTCGTTGATGAAGATTTCTTTATGATTTTCGACAATCTCAATGAGTTCCGTCAGGCTGACAACGGTGAGGGACTGTATTGGAACTATTGGTATCATCAGTGGAAAACCTTTTCGGTATCTCCCTTTTCAAACGCTCTCATATTTTCTGCGGGAACACCTACGGTTACAAGTGTTACGGTTACACCGTCCACTGCTACAGCGAGTGTGGGTGCAACGGTACAGCTTACAGCCACCGTAGCTGTTACAAACTTTGCGCCTAAATCAGTTACTTGGACTTCTGACAACGATAATGTTACAGTAAATGCAAGCGGACTTGTTACAATTAACACAGGCGCTACAGGAACAGCAACTATAACAGCGACAAGTACATTCGACAGCACAAAGACTGATACAGCTACAATCACAATCGCTTAAACACGGTAAGGGGTAATGACATTATTGTTGTTACCCCTTTTCTACAAAAGAGGTGAACAATTATGCCTATAGGATATGTAAGTCCACAGGGAGTAATTACGTTATATAAGGGTGTACCTTTAAATCCGACATATAACGATGTTTTATATATTCCCTCGCCTGAAAGTAGTTACAGCTATTTCTTAAATTATGTCTATGAAACGCTTAATGAAAATACCTATTCAAGAGTGAACAACGAGAATAAAATAAGAGTGGGAATAACAGCAGAAAAACTGTACTTATGTAATTACCTTTCTTGGTCAAATCACGGCTTCGGAACAACTGCTATGAATTTCTTCGCATTTATTACAAATGTTGAATACATTAATAATAGCTGTACTGAAATTACTTATGTAATAGATGATATGACAACTTGGTTTCCTTATTTGCAACTCAAAGAGTGCTTCGTTGAAAGAGAAACACCTGTAAGTGATGAACTTTTTGAAAATTTAGTTCCCGAAAATCTTGAATTAGGTGAATATGTAGAAAATGCCCCTGTAGATTTCTTTGAATTAGGACAAACTTATTTGATGTTAATTACGTCAACAGATGCAGACGGAAATAGACCGAGCATTGAAACAGATTATTCTCAATTCTTTATTAATGGTACATTTACACCTTTAATGTACACAACAGCGAATTGTAGTGTAGCACAAGAAGTTTTTGGAATGGCAGATAAAGTTAATCAAATGATACAAAACGGATATGGCGAAAATATTATCGCATTATGGTTAGTACCTGAATTTGTATTAAAAAATGCAAGAACAGATACTTGGGAAAGTGAAAGATATGCCGTTGAAGATTGGAATATTTTTATGCCTGTTTCCATAAACGGTTATATTCCCAAAAACAAAAAACTGCTTTCATCACCTTATCAAAAATTACTCGTAACAAACTTATCAGGACAAAATGCTGAATATCATTATGAAGATTTTGAAAAACCTGATGATATATTATTTAAAGTAATAGGCGCTTCTTATGGCTTACCATCTGTAATAGCTGAACCGAGAGGATATAAAAATCATTTTGGTGTAAATCCTGACTATGGAATACTACTGACAAACTTCCCGCAAGCCCCCACAATAAACGATACATATAAGGCTTATTTGGCACAAAATAAAGCTTCCATTGCTACATCTATTTTATCTTCCATAACTTCAATAGGCTTGGGATTAGGTATTGCTGTAGGTTCGGCAGGATTTGGCGCTATGGCAGGTGCAGGAATGATTGCAAGCGGAGCAGTAGGTGTTTCCTCTACTCTTGCGAAAGTTTCAGACGCTAAAGCTTCACCTACAACTGTTTCAGGACTTATCCAAAATGACTGTTTAAGTACGATAAGAAACATAGTAAGATTAGAAGCAAGACACGTTTCAATTAAAAAAGAAATGGCTGAGTGCATAGATAATTACTTTTCAGCTTTCGGTTACGCTTGTCACAAAGTAAAAGTGCCTAACATTATGGCAAGAAATATATGGAACTTTACAAAGACACAAGGTTGTTGCGTATCGGGTTCTGCCCCTGCACCTGCAATATCTAATATCTGTAACATATTTGACAGGGGTGTGCGTTTTTGGAAAGACCCCGCAAACATTGGCAACTATCAGGGAAATAACTGAAAGGAGTGATAATAAATGGGAATGTTTCATAAAAAAGACCCTTTCTTTGAGACATTAAAAGATAACAAACTTGACTATATGTTGTACTACAATAGGCTCTATGAATTGGCTATTTCTATGTTTGAATGGGTAAATCTTCCCGAGGAAATTGATGAACGTTTTCTTGAAATGACACTTTTCACTGATGGACAGGCTGTATTTTTCAAAGAAGATGATATAGGTTATCTTGCTTTACAGTGCGCAGGTGGTGGAAAACTTGACCTGTATAGAATACCTGTAAAGCGTAGAGCGTTCGCAACTAATGGCTTTAGCCGTGAACTTAACAAAGATAACAGCGTTATAATTTTTAACAATATGCTTCATACTAATTCTATGTTACCTATTATTGACTTCTCACAAAAATTATGGGATTTAGATAGAAGTGTAATTGTGAACGCAAAAGCACAGAAAACACCTGTAATGATACTTTGCGATGAAAAGGAAAGATTAAGCCTTAAAAATGTCTATATGAAGTATGAGGGAAATGAACCTTTTATTTTCGGAAATAAGGCACTTAACAAAGACGCTTTTCAGGCTTTAAGAACAGACGCACCATTTGTCGCACCTGACCTTTATCAGTTAAAAATGCAGTTGTGGAATGAAGCACTAACTTATCTCGGAATTAGTAACAACAATACGCAGAAAAAAGAGCGAATGATTACAGACGAAGTTGTCAGAAATATGGGCGGTACAATAGCGAGCAGATACAGCAGGTTACAACCGAGAAGAAAAGCTTGTAAACAGATTAATGAAATGTTTGGCTTAAATATTGACTGCCGTTTCCGTGAGGATTTCCGGGAAATGGACGGTGAATATATGCTAACAGGTGAAACAGGTGATAACGGAACTACAACACTTGTTACGCAGGTGCAGGAAAACAGTAAGGAGTGATAAATATGTCACACTATACAACAGAGGTGCGGTATATTTGTGAAACTACCGCAGGACTTGACCACAGCGAGGGCTTTAATTCTATTGATACCATTCTTGATAATAGTGTTGATGATATTTTCAACTTCGATTATCCTATATTCGATGAAACATATAGGAAACCGCTGAACAAGAAAATATTAAGACACTTTTATACAAGAGAAATCGGAGAAGAAACTGTCGGACTTTGGAAGTTAAGACTACAGCAAACACTAAATGAAATAATGCCGTACTATAATAAACTGTATGAAACGGAATTAATGGAAATAAACCCACTGTATAATGTGGACTTGACAACTACAGGAAATAACAGAGGAAATAAATACGAAAACAAGAGCGAAAGTGATAACGTAAATGTAAAGAAAACAGGTACAAGAACCGATAACTTTAACGACACTAAAACTAAAAGTGGAACTGATACAGATAATACAAAGAATATTGTAGATAGAACTAATAACGGCACTGATACCATTACTAAAACAAAGTCGCAAAGTGATAAGGATAAAGAGGTTACAAATTCAAAATATACAGATTTCCATTTAGGTGCAGAAAACGGAAAGAAAGAGATTAATACAGATAAAATAAATACGATGAATGAAGTCACAAATAGCACGGACAGATTTTCAGATACACCACAGGGAAGTGTTAGTAACCTTGATATTTCCAATAATATGTACCTGACTAATGCAAGAATGGTGGAAACTCCGCATAGCGCTGTTACTACAGATAAGGGAAACTATAAGACAAACTTTGAGCAGACACAGGGTAATGACAGATATTCTAATAATGGTACAGGTAGTCAAACAAAAGATAGAATTGGAAGTTTGAGCGGAACAGAAAAACAGTCAGGAACAAACAAGAATACACAGAAAGAAACAGGAACTAAAACAGGTACTAAAACCGTTAATGAAACAACAAGAGGAAATGGTACAAATACAAGAACCGATAACCTGAATACAAATACAATAGGTGATAAGTCAATACAGGGCTCTGTTAATAGTACGGAAGATTATCTCGAACACGTTATAGGCTACAAAGGTGCAAGACCTTTAGCTGAAATACTTATGATGTGGAGAAAATCTTTCCTGAATATTGATAGAATGATACTCAACGATTTGGAAGTTTGCTTCTTCCAACTTTGGTAAAAGGGGGACAACAAAATGGGTAGATTGGTAAATATCAACCACTTTAGATTTTATGCACAGAAAGTGCTTCCCACAGTTTATGAGGACAGTCTTTCATATTATGAAGTGCTGACTAAAATGGCGAAAAAGTTAGATGAAATCATCGACAACGAAAACGAACAAAACAGAATTATCGAAAATCTTCCTACAGATGTGAGCGAATTTGCGGAAGAACTTGCGCAGTTTAAGCAGGAAATGACAGAGGATTTTGACAGATTCACTACTGCGGTAAATGCTTCTATTTCAGAGTTTGAAACAGAGGTAAACGGCAAAATTGAAAGAGATACTACACCGACAGAGGGCAGTGCGAAACTGATTACAAGCGGTGGTGTATATGCGAGTATCAAAGCGGTTACTGATACACTTGTAAAAGATACAATCCCTACAGCTAACTCCCAGAATTATGTAACAAGTGGCGGTGTTTATAACGCTATTGCTACCGCGATTGATAACCTTAATATACGGTTCAATGCAAAGCAGGATAGACTTACCTTTGATACAAGTCCGACACAGAATAGCACGAACCCTGTACAGAGTGGCGGTATCTATACAGCTATTGAACAGGCTAAAACAGATGTGAGCGCAACGCTGAATAGCAGAATTGACGGACTTTCGGAAAACGTGAGCGCAAATGCGGAAGCTATTACGGCATTGCAGGACGATAAACAGGATATTCTGACATTTGATAGTACACCTGTAGAGGGAAGTACAAACCCTGTTACAAGTGGCGGTGTATATAACGCTATTCAGGGCGCAATGCCTACGATAACTGTTGACCCTACACCTACAGAGGGAAGTGTGAACCCTGTTGCGAGTGGCGGTGTGTATGACGAACTTGTAAATCTTGCCGAAAGATTTGATAATGAATTGAGTAATAAGCAGGACACTCTTACATTCGATATTATGCCTACACGGAATAGCTTAAATCCTGTTACAAGTGGTGGTGTATGGGAAGCTCTCGGACAGATAGACCCCACAATCACTATTGACGCTTTTCCTACTGAAAATAGTAGTCACGCTGTAAGCAGTGGTGGAACGTGGACGGCTATTAATAATGTGAGCGTAACTGTTGCGGAACTTTCTGCTACAGTGGCGGGAAAACAGGACACTCTTACTTTTGATAGTACACCCACCGAAAATAGCGGAAATCCTGTTACAAGTGGCGGTATATGGACGGCTTTACAGAGTGTTACAGTTACAACGGATAGTGTACCGACAGAGGGTAGCACAAATCCTGTTGAAAGTGGTGGTGTATATACAGCATTACAGGGAAAGCAGAATACACTTACTTTTGATACTGAACCCACAAGCGGTAGTGCAAACCCTGTCACAAGTGGTGGCTTATCAAATTACCTGTCCAATAAATACTTCAAAAAGTCTGAATTTCAGAGTGAAATTACAGCAAACTATGTTCCAATTACATCTCACGCTGTTTATTCTGCACTCGGTAATAGAACCGCACTGACTACGGATAACGCACCAACACAAAATAGTAATAATTTCTTAACATCGGGTGCGGTGTACAATGCCCTTACACAGTATGTTACAGGACGAGATTTTGGGAGCGCAATGGCAAGTATGTCACAGACAATACAGGCTAATGTAACTAAAATAAGACCGTCCTTAACTAATTCTTTCACCATAGCAACAAGCGATTGGTCAAATGGAACAGCAACTATCAGTGGCACATTTACAATAGCAAACAATTGCTTAAATGATGTAATTCCTACAATAGGTGAACGGGAAGTGTGGGACTATTACGGTGTATATCCTACTAATATAACGGCTTCTTCAATTACGTTCAAATGCGCAACAACACCTGTTGAAAATCTGACGTTTAAAGTATCGGAAACTGTCGTTGCAAATCCTACATAAGAGGTGAGTGAAATGCTGAATTATAAACAGAGATATAAACCGAGAACGACAAGAGAGTATACGAAAAGTGACTTGACGGTGTATGACAGCGCGGGTAATACCGCGCTTAATACGCTGACAATTTACGGTAAATCAGAGGTTGTTGACGGCGCAATCAAGAGCGCGGGAGAGGGGTGGAGCGTTGTTAGATTAGCGGATTTATATTGGATACAATCAGACGATTTTTATTATAGCAACGAATTAAAAGTTCATATTTCATCACCTATTAATAATGACACAACGGGTGATATGCTCTGTAATAAATATACAACCGTTGCACGAAACGACTTGTCCAATAAAACAATTGTTTGTACAACTACTGGCGTTATTGCAATAATGGACACCGACTACACCACAGTCTCCGACTTCATTGCTTCCCTCGGTGACGCTACACTCTGCTACCAACTCGCCGCCCCCTCGCAGGGCAACGCTATTGCCATTAAGACCGACAATGGA